ATCTCCCGACAATCTATCAAACAACTTTCACCCATCCTTGAAACATCGACACGCTGGGCGTACGCAACTGCTGCGTCCAACGAGGTTTCCGCCGTCACGTCGGCGTCGTTGACGGCGTTTGCTCGGCGCGCTGAGTCTGACGGCTACGACGGGGCGGTCGTTGAGGCGTTCGCCGCCACGCTGCCAGCGGACGTGGTGCTCTACCCGTACTGGGTGCCGGTGCTCGCCGACGTCATCGCCCGCAGGGAGCCAGCCCGCGTAATCAGCTTCTCGGTGCCGCGCAGCCACGGGAAGACGCTCCTAGCCGCCCTGCTGGCCGGATGGGTGCTGAGGGACCCTGACGCCGACAAACTCGTCGTGAGCGCCGCTACGGCCCTTGCGCAGGCCCGCCTGTCGGTCGAGTCGTTGGCGACGATCCATCACCCGGCGGACGGCAAGTCATCGCCCTGGCGTGCCCGCCTGTCCAACACTCAGCCGGTGCTGCGGCATGGCAAGGGGCGCTTCCTGCCGGTGGCCCGAGATCCGCGGCGAGCGGACGGCATTACCCCGGCGCTCGTCCTCGCCGACGAAGCGGCCCGGCTCGAGGGTGAGTACCTCAGCCGGTTGATGACCGCGGCGACCAAGACCCCTGAGGGTCGGCTGCTGATGACCACCACCGCCGACGATGACCTGAGCCTGCCATGGGCTGGCTGGCGGCAGGAAGCGGAGCAGCAGTTGCTCGGCGGTCGGCTGCGGGAGGACTGGTGTGTGCACCACTGGGCGTCGGACGCCGGTGCCGACATCCACGACCCGCGCCAGTGGCGCAAGGCCAACCCGCAGCTGTGGATCGACGGCGGGCACATCACCGAGGCGTCCATCCGGTCGGAACTGGCGTTCCTCGGCTCCAGGGCGTCCGGCGTCGAAGAATTCCGCACCCAGCGGCTGAACCTGCCCGGCGGCAGCCTCGCCGCGGTCGGCATCGACCCGGTCGTGCTCGAGAAAGCCCGTTTCGACTGGGAACTGGACAGCGTGCGCGGGCGGCGGGCGTGGGTGTTCATCGACTTCAGCCTGGGCAGCGTGGTGGGCGCTCGGGCGGACCTGACGAGCGTGGGCGTGGTGGTCGATGGCGGCGAGTGGGGGCTGCTGCGCACTTGGTCGTTCACCTGCGGTGACCTGGAGTCGATGAAACAGAACCGGCCATGGCTGCACGACATGGTCCAAAAGGGTGAGGTGCACTGGAACGACGGCCAACTGGTTGACTTCCATGCCGTCGAGGCGCTGCTCGAGACGCTGGCAAAGACCCTGCAGCTCGAGGTAGTCGGCGTCGACGAAGTCGGCTGGACGCAGAACTGGGTGCGGTCGGTGCTCGTCGAGCGGCTTAACCTGCCCGTCGAGGCCCGCAGCCAGGCCCTGAAAGAACAGGCACCGGCGTGGTCGACGTTCGTGGCGCTCCTGCGGCAGCGGGCGCTGCGCTACCACGACGACCCTGTCCTACTGCACCAACTGCGGCACGCCGAAACCAAGACCTACGACGGCGGCCTGACGAAGCTCTACAAACGGGACGGGCAAAACATCGACGCCCTGGTTGCAGCGTGTAACGCAGCCCGCCTGTACGAGCTGCGCGGGCGGTCCAACCAGTGGGTTGCTGCCAGTGGCATCATGACCATCTGACCGCCACCTAGCGGACGCGGCGACTATTTCCGAAATGTGACAAGAAATGTCGCAGTCGCCTATTGACAGAAAAAGCGTGTACTCAAACTGGGGGAGGCGTGGGCCTGCTCAACTCCCTGCGCCGCTATTTCATCGGTGGTTTCGACGCCAGCATGCTGGTCGAAACTCAGCGTCTGACCGACGTTGAGGCTTTGCCGGGCGTGCAGCGTGCCATTGAAGGCGTGGCAAGCATGCTCGCCAGCGTGACGCTGTGCGTCTACGACTCGCAGGACCAGGAGGTCCAACCGGCTGCCCTGAGCCTGCTGACCGGCCGAGCCACCGAAATGGTGAATGGTTGGGACCTTCGGCGGTGGCTTGTCGCGGAGGCATTCAGCCAGGGCAACTCCTACGCCTATCTGGCACGAACCTACAGCGGCGAAGTCGCCGAGATCATCCCGCTCGATCGCGGGCGCATCGTGATCGACTGGGCAGCTACGCCGTTTCGTTACCTGCTCGACGGCCAGCCGGTGCCGACCGCGGACGTCATCCATGTCAAGAGCGGTTACAGCCGGTGGGCGTTTCTCGGTGAGAGCCCCCTGGACAAGTGCCGCACGCAGCTGCAACTGATCGCTGACCTCGACGCATGGGCGGCGACCATGTCGGCGACCGGAACGACGCGCCGGTTGGCGTTCAAGTTCCCCACGCCGATCAGCGAGCAGGCCAAGCAGTCCATCCTGCTGAGCTGGAAGGCCAAGCACTCCCGATCCGGCGGCAGCGGTGAGCCGCTGATCATCGACGGCGGCGGCAGCATCGAGGGCGTCAGCGGCACTGATGACCTTGGAGCGCTCACCAGCGCTCGAACGGCTGCCCTGGGCGAAGTCGCCCGCGCCATGAACGTCCCGCTGTCGTTCTTGGCTGCGACTGAGTCGGGAACGCAGATCGACCTGAACGCGCAGCGAACGCTGGTTGATCAGACATTGAGGCCGTGGGCCAAGCGCATCGAGGCCGAACTGGTGGCCAAATTGCTGCCCGGCTACCGCGTCGAGCATGACCTGCAGGAACTGCTGCGCGGCACGATGAAAGACACCGCCAAGGAGCTGTCCAAACTCGTCATGGGCGGAATCCTGACCCCGAACGATGCGCGGTGGTTCATCGGCATGCAGCCGGTGCAGGACGAAATGGCCGACGAACTCATGATGCGCCTGGACACGGCGGCCGGACAGGCCGAGGTCAACGGCGACCGCGAGGACGAGGAAAGCGAGTCACCCGATGCAGATTGACCGACGCAGTATCGAGTGCCGTGCGGCAGTCGAGGGCAACACGGTTTCCGGTTTGGCAATCCCGTACGGGACGGACAGCCAGCCGCTCCCGTTCATCGAGACCATCGAGCGCGGCGCATTCCGTGAGGATCTCGGCAAGCGCAACGTAGCGCTTCTCGTCGAGCACGACGGCGGGCGGGTTCTCGCCGACACCCGCAGCGGCACCTTGGCGCTCGAGGAGGATGAGCGCGGCGTGTCGTTCCGGGCGCAGCTGCCCGGCACCCGCGACGGCAAGGACATGCGCGTCCTGCTGCGAGACGGCATCTACCAGCACATGTCGTTCGGGTTTGTGGCTGAAAAGGACGAGTGGCGGGGCAACCGCCGCAGCGTCCTGTCGGCCCGCCTGTACGAGGTCAGCCTTGTCCATACGCCCGCTTACGAAGCGACCGCGGCCGCGGTACGGGCGTTCAAGCACCAAACCGACCTTGTTGGTCGGTATCTGCGGCTGCGGTTAGGAGAACTGAAGTGAACCTTGAGACCCTGCGCGAGAAGCGCGGACAGCTCGTTGCTGCCTGCGAAGAATTTGCCACGACCAACAGCCACGACGCCGTCGCCAAGTTCGACGCTGCCGAGGAAGAAATCCGTGCCATTGATCAGCAGATCGGTACGTTGGCCCTGCGCGGCCGGGCAGACGCCCTGCGGGCAGCCGGTTCAACGGTGATCCGCCCCGAGGCTGGCCGCGGCCAGTTCGACGTGCGTGCGTTCCACAAGCACCTGCAGAAGCGAGACGGCACGCCGTTCGAGCTCGACATCCGCACCACGCTGACTACGGGCACCGCTGCAACCGCCGGGAACTTCACGGTCACCCAGCAAACTGGCGAGTTCATCAAGAATCTCGACTTCAACAACGTCATTCGCCAGAACGCGACCGTCCAGCAGTTCTCTACCAACCTCGACATTCCGGTGATCAACGGCCGTACTGTCGTGACCGCCACCGGCGAAACCGTCGCCTACACCGAAAGCAACTTCACTACCACCAAGAAGGCCTTTAAGTCGTACAAGGCTACGGCCTTTACTGACGTCACCGAGGAACTGCTCAACGACTCGGTGGTTGACGTTGCCGCGGAAGTGGTCGCCGACCACGCCCGCGCCCACGGCAAGTACCGCGAGGAGAAGTACGCCATCGGCACCGGCGGCACGACCGAGGAGGAAGGCATCTTCATCGAGACCGCGTGGGTTTCCAGCAACCGCATCTACACTGCAAACAACACGACCCGCCCGACGTTCGACCAGGTCATTAACCTGTACTCGGCAGTCCGCCCCGGCTACCACCCCGGAGCGGTGTGGATCATGTCGGCCGACACCTGGGGCAACCTGCTCCAGACCAAGGCCGCCACTACGGGCAATTACATGTACGACGGCATGCAAGGCATGATGGTCAAGGAAGGGTCGGTCGGCACGCTCATGGGCAAGCCGGTCTACCTCTCCGAGTTCGCGCCCAGCTTCTCGTCCGGCAGCGAAAAGGTCCTGATCTTCTACGGCGACCTCAAGAAGGGATACCGCATCGTCGACCGCACGCAGGCGACGTTCCGCGTTAACCCCTACATCAAGTCTCTCGAAGGACAGGTCCGTTTCGAGAGCATGATGCGTTCGGACGCCAAGATCCTCGACATCTACGCGGGCGGCGTCATCATCGCCGGTTCGGCCTGATTCTTCAGCCAGTGACCCCGGGTGGGTAGGGGGGAAACCTCCTACCCGCCTTTCCCATGCCAGCACTCAGCACTAGCGACGTCAAGGCGCATCTGCGCGTGTTCCACACGCAGGATGACACGTACATTGGCACGATCCTGCTTCCGGCGGCCCGCGAAACCGTCGAGCGGACTACCGGCCTGTCGGTGCAGGCGCTCGAGCGCACCTACACCGTGTCCGATGAGGGTGATATCTGGATTGTGCTGCCGATTCAGCCGGTCAACACCGCAGGAGTGTTGCAGATGGTCTACACCGACGAAGATGCCGTCGTGCAGACCGTCACGCCGGAGAAGCACTGGGACGGCGAGCGGCTAGCCGTCCTGGTCGACGAGGAATACACGCGGCCCGTGACCATCAACTGGACAACGCTGGTCGGCGATCACTACATCAACATGCTCGTCCTGCAGCTGTGCGCCCGCCTGTACGCCGACCGCGGCGACAGCACCGGCGCCATCGAGGGCAAGGCGCAGCAGATGCTGACCGCCATGCTCAAGGAGAGGGCAATCGCATGACGCCGCGTGGAATGTTCCGCCACGAAATGGCGGTGCAGAACTACACCACGACCGTGGATTCGTACGGTCAGGGGACCAAGACGTGGTCGACTGCTGCGACCGTGCTGGGTTACATCGAAAGCGCGGACGGTCGTAGCGTCGACGCGGTCGACGTGACGCAGGGGCAGACCGCCTACCGCATCGTCATCCCGTGGATCGACTCGGTGACGATCAAAAGCCGCATCCTGCTGCGCGAAACGGGCAAGACCGACCGGACGCTGGAACTCACGGGAGTCGTTGATCCCAACCTGCGGCGCATGGAACTGCACATTGAGGCGCTCGAGGTGACGGCATGAGCTTCCGCCGCGGCCAGACGTTCAACGAGCCGGAGCACCTGCGCAACTACGAGCGCTTCATGCGGCGGCAGGTCAACGCAGCCGAGACTCTCGGGGTCTACCGCGCCGGTGCCAGCGCCAGGGCGTCAGAGCAGTTCCTGCGGGCCGAACGGGTGTTCTACGAGCTGCCAGACCGGGTCAGCCGCAACTTGTACAAGCAGCTGCTGCGGCGCAGCCTCAAGCGCCTCGCCACAACGTACAAGGCAAATTGGAGTGGACATGGTGCCACGCACCGCTCCTACGGCAGTCAGCCAAGCCTCCGCAAGGCGGCTAGCGCCGTCATCCAGTCGATGGGCGATACCCGAGGGCTGAAGACCACCGCCCGAACCGGCATGCGCTACAAGCGCAAGCCGCGCAGCTACATCGCTCCAATCGTCGACGCCAAGCCGGGCTGGGGCATCAGGAAACTGACGGCGGCGCAGTTCCCAACCAGGGTGCTGCAGGACGACCTTGCGACGGTCATTGAACAGCAATTTGACGACCTTGCCCGCAAGGCTCGGCTGAAGGCGAGGAAGTCATGAGCATTGAAACTGCCCTGCGCCGAAGATTGTCGGACGATGCTGCAGTGACCGGACTGGTCAGCACCCGCATTAGCCCCGAATGGCGCCGCGAGGGGACGGCGCTGCCTGCCATCGTCTACAGCGTGGACGGCAAAGAGCCAGTGCGCACGCTAACCGGGACGTCGTCCTTGGCTTCATTCTCGGTGGCCGTCGACTGCATCGCAACGACCCTGTCAGGCGCCAGAGCGCTGGCGGCGGTTGTGTCGGACGTTCTCAACGACAACACGAGCTACGGCGTGGTCGACGGCACGCAGATTCGGTGGTCCGGGACGGACGGCGAGGACGTCGAGCGCATGGAAGATCAGGACGGTGGCGACGACGGCCCGCGTGTGGTTCGTCAGACCTACCGCATTTGGGCAACAGGAGGCTAAGTCATGGCAGTCATCAGCAATGGCACAACGATCAGCTTTGGCGGCACGGCCGTTGATGCCACCGATATCAGCATTACCGCCTCAAGCACGGCGGTCGATGCGACACCGTTGAACAGCTTGCTGTCGGTGGCAATTCAGGGTAGGCCGGTGGTCACCGGCTCGGCGACGATCCACATGGACAACGCAACGGCGCTGACCTTGGCGCAGAAGTTCGCAGGCGCCACGCCCAACACGGCATCCATTGCGGTCGCCATCGCAGCGTCTGGCGCTGCTAATGGTGGCGTCGACTTCAGCGGATCGGCGATCATCACAGGCTACAACCCGTCTTGGTCAAACGATGCCGTCCAGTCTGCGTCCGTTTCGTGGCAGTACACGGGCCAAATCACTGTGGCGCAAGCGTGATGTGGCGCGTCTTCACTGACGAGGAGCTTGCCGGGCACCCGGCGCTGCTCGAGGTCCGACCGCTGACGGTCGGCGAGTGGCGCAAACTCGAGCAGCTCGACGAGGACGCCAAGCAAACTTTCGTGCTCGAAAACTGCACCCGCATCGAGGGCGTGCCCGGCGGCAACAGTTTGGACGTCCACGTTGCGACGGCGCTGATTAGGGGGGTTATGGCAAACCCTTGGAGTGGACCGCAGAGGACCGCATAGAGCACCTCCTCGCGGTCCTGGCGTACCGGCTGACTGGGCAGCCGGAAAAGGTAGTGGAACCTTGGCGCAAGCCGCGCCAGGCTGACTGGATGGCGACCCTAAAAAAGGTGGCGGTATGGCGAAGCTCGGACTCTCAATCGGAATCGACGCCGACGTAACTGGCCTGCGCAGGGCAGGTCAGCAGGTCACTGGCGAACTCGAGAAGCTGCGCGGAGTGACCAACCGCATCGGCAGTTCGGTCAGCGCGGCTATGGCCATGCCGATGATTGGTTTCATCAGCAACGTCATGCAGGCGCACGCTGAGGCCCGCAAGGTCCGCGACGAACTGATGTTTCCGTTTTCGCACAAGATGCACGAGGCGCAAATCAGCGCCGACCTGCGCAAGATGCAGGTGGGCCAACGCATGGTTGCGGCTGGCATGGACGAACCTGCTGCCCGCTCAATGAGGCTCAAGGCAGAGGAGGAAATTATGACCGGGCTAATGGCTCAAGGGCCATCAACCGCGGCGGGACGTTCGCTGACGTCGTTTGTGACCGAGCCAGGCAAATTCATGGCAAACATCGTCCGGGCCGTCGAGGGCAACATCCAAGCGCAGGGCGCTCGATTCTCGGAGTTGATGTCTGGCAACATTGCAGGCGCGTATGGCGTTGGAGAAATGTCGCAAGCCAACCAAGCCGCCTACAACCTCGGCGAGACAAGGAACCAAGCCGGGCTGGCAATGGCGAGCCAAGATATCGGGTCGTTTGAGGGCACGCGCATGCAGCTCGAACGGCAGACCTACGCGCTGCTCGAAATCGAGCGAAACACGAAGGGGACGCGCTAATGGCATGGGTAGTCACCAAACTGCACTCCGAGCAGTTCCTGTCTATTGGTGTGGAACCAGCGGAGTGCACGCTGGTCACCCAGTTTTTGGTAGCCCAAAACACTCCCAGCTACAACGGGACTGGGGAGGATGTTTGGAATGTTTGGAAGTCGATTCAGGCTGGGAACGTACCGTTCAACGCCATTTACGGAATCGGCAAGAGACTGTCGACGTCGGGAGTGGACGCTGGTCTAGCTCAGATGATTGTCACTGATTTGCGAGTGACGCCAGCACCAAATAGGCCGAACACCTATTTGGTTACGCAAACCGCAAAAGCTCCGATTCTGGGCGAGTCGCCATACGCGGGACTCAAGGTGTCTACGCAAACACAAAACAGGACAGTGGCTCAGTACATTCGTCCCTCAAGCACCTCATTCCCGGCAAATTTCAACGTCACATGGCCTTCTGCCACGTTGATCGCCAGCGGAACGACGACCAATGTGATGGGGAACCCGATTCAGTACCAAATCAGTCAGGACGTCGTGCGGATCGAGTACCTCGAGCATGAGGCGGCAACGATTCGATATACCAACTATCCAACAAACGCAGCGCAGTACGTCAACCGGCGCAATAGTCAGCCGTGGCTAGGGTTCGCTCAGGGTGCGCTATTGTTCAGCGCATACGAGCAGCGCTACGTTTCCGACCAGGTTAAAATGAACGTGCTTACGTTCATCAATGATCCCTGGGGGCATTTGGAACAAGTCTCCCTGCGCAACCCGGTGGATGGTTCGGTTTGGAACGACGCAACGCAATCCCTTGGCGGATCAACGATCAAGGTAACCAGTCGCGCTGTTTGGTTCCAACCTTACGAGGAGCTAGGTGCATTCCATCAGGCTGGAAATGTGCTGCCCAGTGAGATCCTGGGCCAACTGACCACCATCGAACCGGCCTGGGTATGACCTCATTTCTCGGATCCAATCTCCTCGGCCCTATGGGGGTTTCTGCTCAGACGCAGAACCTCATCACGACTGCCGCTGATTTCGTAACGCGGAACCGAGATGGTTTGCAGCGCCTGCTGATGCAGGCAGAGGTGAAAACGACTTGGCATCTCTTTAGGGTTTACGGTGTATCGACCCCTGCCATTGCGGCTAATCGATGGGCCTACGTTCTGCGGAAGGCGCAGCCAACCTCAGCCGCAGCGCCTGGTATCCAAGACGCAAGCGTCACTGAATTGACAGAGGTCACTGCCTTCAACCTGGCGGAGTTCGGAAATACAGCGTCTTTCGCAGCCGGTGGTGTTAATGTTGTCCGAGCTGCTGCTAGTGGATTCACGGTTCAGCCTGTGCCCTTGGATACGTTGGTGCACGGTTTCGTGACCTACAAGACTGACGGCACCTCAATCGTTCTGTTTGAACGCATGAACGCGCTCGACGGCGAGTGCCCATCCAACATCCAAGTGACAATTGACGGGGGCACGTTCTAATGCCGGACCAAATACGCTTGAAGCGCTCGAGCACTGCGACGGCGGTCCCGACAACCGGGCAGCTGGTACCAGGCGAGCCAGCCATCAACACCACAGACGGCAAACTGTTTGCCGAGGATTCAGCCGGTGCGGCCATCTTCATTTGGTCCAACGACGCGGCTGCTGCCATCACCGGCGGCACGATCAACGGGGCGACCGTAGGGGCGACCACGGCGGCTAGCGGACGATTCACGACGATCACGGGAACGAGCACGACGGCTAGCACGTCGAGCACGACTGGCGCGCTGATCATTGCAGGCGGGGCCGGGATCGCGTCGGATTCGTACATCAATTCGGTGCGCGTTGGGCGTGGTACGGTCGGGACGAATATGACGGTGGTCGGAGCGAGTACGGGAAGCCAGGTCACGGCTGCGTCAGACGGGTGCACATTCGTCGGAAACCAAGCGGGCTTCTGGAACTCAAGCGGAGACGGAAATACTGCGCTCGGCTACAACTCGCAGGTTAATGTCAGGACTGGATCGTGGAACAGCGCATTTGGCATCCAGTCGCTCTACACGAACCAGTCGGGATCGCACAATGTGGCCGTGGGACTCGAGGGGCTATACAGCGTCACGCACTCGTTCAACTCCTCGTTTGGTTCAACGGCGGGCTACGCGCTCACCGGGGCTACATCGCAGAACAATGTCGTGATCGGCTATGCGGCGGCGCGATACCACAGCGACGGCACAACTGCGCTAACGACCGCAGCGAGCAGTGTCTACATCGGCAGCCAGGTGCGCGGCAAGAACAACAGCGACTCGAACAGCATCGTCATCGGAGCGAGCGCGATCGGCGACGGCGCAAATACCACCGTCATCGGCACGACGAGCACGACGCAGACCAAACTGGAAGGCACCTCGACTAGCGTCGGCATCATCAGCGGGAACCGCGTGCGCGTTGTGAACGCCAAGACGCCGAGCAGTGCGTCAGATACTGGCACAGCCGGAGACATCTGTTGGGATGCGTCATACCTGTACGTCTGCACTGCTACGAACACCTGGAGGAGGGTGGCGCATGCAACCTGGTGACCTTGAAGCAGGGATTGTCGCAGGCCTCGAGGGGGCGGCGGACTGGGTCGATGACGCGCAGGCCGGGCGCATAGATCCGGTGCTTATGGCCGAGCAGCTGCCAAGGATCATCGAGCATCTGACCGTCTACCTCGAGCATGCGGCCGCGCAGGGCCAGCCGCGGCGGCTGCGGTGGATGGAAGCTCTTCAGACGGCGGGGGAACTGTGAGGGCTATTCTGCTGTCCCTGACGGTCCTAGCCGGCTGCGCAGGCCCGTCCGAGCGCATTGTGTCCAACACGACCGAGGTGCGGCGGCTGGCGCACTCGAGCGGTCAGCGGTTCGAGCGCATCGCCGTCGAGGCCGACGCGCCGCAGCCGAGTCTGCCAGTCATCAAGACCGAAGCCGTAGCCGGTCAGGGCGAGCAAGCGCGTATCCTCGACGCTGTGGACCTGATCTACATGGCGTTGACAGGCGTGGAGGACCAGGTGCCCTGGTGGGTGGCCCCCCTCGTCTGGGTTTGCATCGCCCTGGCTGTGCTCGGCGTGGTGTTCCTGATTTGGCACACGGGCGTAGGCAAGTTCATCAAGGGCTGGCTTGGCATCGTCACGCCGACCGAACGCAAGGCAGCCGAACTGACGGCCAGTCTCATCGACCTAACCCCCGACCAAGCGCTGGCTGCTGTCGCCGAGCTGCGCCGGGCCGATCCAACCTTCGACGCGGCTTTCCGGCGTGCCGCGCCGATCCGCACACCTAGCCGGAAAAGGAAGCGCAAACCATGATGCTCGCCTCGCTCTCATCGTTTTTGGGTTCGGTCTGGTTCGGCCTGATGCTGGGCCTCCTCGGCGTCGGCGTCGGCGTGTGGCTCGCAAAGAAGCAGAAGGTCTGAATGCTCACGCGGTCGTGCTGCTGCGGTAGAGGCGGTGGCGGTGGAGGAGGTGACTGTACATGCCTCCCCGGCGATTACGCGCCCCCCAACCCTTCGCAGCCGTTTTCATACACGGTGGATTTCCCTGGCTATACCGGCAAGGTGCGGATCAACACTGCCGTGACAAACGTCAACGTGCGTTTGGGTGGATTGCCAGGCGTAGGTAACTCCGGCGTGCCGGGCGTCGATTTCGGCGGCCTGTTTTGCATCAATCCAGCGCTGGGTAGCTGCTTCCCAACCGATGTGGACTGCCTCGGCTGCGGCGACTTTTACACCTACTGCGGCAACGCAATCGACCCAGTCTCTGGTGAGCCAGCGCTTGGTGGTGGCAACAACTTAGTGATCGAGGAGCACGCGGTCGAGCTGACTGATTTTCCCTGCGGAACCGAACTCGATGAGTACAGCGCGGTGCGAGTCAATTTTGTACTCACACCAGTCCCATCAACCTGCGACGAACATTTTTCGCGCCTTTGCGTTTCGGGCAATTGTGTTCCGGGCGGCGGGTGCGAAACTGGATGTCAGTGCACGCCGACTGCATGGGATGTGCCGGAAGCCGAATGTGTCACGCCAACGTTTTGGGTGAAGGGCAACGAGTGCAATTGCTGGCCCTGGCTGATTAATGCCGTTGCAGTTGAACCGGGTTTGGTAGTGACCGATCCAAACTCAACAGTCGCGACCATGACGGCAAACTGGAACGGTTTGCTAGGTTCACAATTCACCTTTACGACAACCAACAACGCTGTGCGCATTGAGGCGTACAGGCACAGGGTCGCCACCTATGCAGGATGCACCGACGAGGAAGTTTGTACGACGCGTCCACTAACGTCGGCTGCTCGCGCCTACACAGAATGTGATACGCCCACAGACTGTTGCTGCCAAAGTGAACTTACTGTTCGGGTGCGTGTGGAGCAGACCTATACACCGCTGGGCCTAACGAGCTATTCAACTGTCGGGGCAATTGCTGCGGCGCAACAGGTGCAGAACATATTATTTGCGGATTATCGTTCCTGCGACGATGAAAAACTCTACGACAACGCACTGCTTGGCAGACCGACGAGGGAGTTCAAATTGCACAAAGTGCGGTGCAGTTCTCTCGCGTTCATTTTGCCTCCCTTCCTGTATCGACCTGAGTGGTCGATTCTCAATGGGTACGTTCCTGCGCAGGCTTGTGAGTTGACGCTGCTGTATCCGACCCTGTATGGATCTACCGGACAGTGGAAAGCAGCAACCTACGAGAACCTGGACGAGGTCGACTGCGCATGCTGGCGTTCCGGTGCGGAATTCGAGGTATCGGCAGAAATAGGACGACAGTTCGGATTTCCGCCAACGCTAATTCTCAATAGGGTGACACCGTGAATGTCCATTGGCGAAAAGGCGACGGTTCCCGTCTGATCAAGGGCGCGGTCGGTGTGGCCAAGGCGGCTTTGGGAGTACAAGCTGCTGCGGTCGAGGTGGTGCAGGAACGATGGGCTACATGCCTGGCGTGCGAGGAACACGACTGCGGCCGGTGCAAGGCGTGTGGGTGCTTCACTGGTGCCAAGGTCAGATTGGCTGGGGAGTCGTGCCCCCAGGGCAAGTGGACGAGCGTCGGCGTTACGACGTCGGCACCTACAAGATGCTGCGGAAATCGCGGAAAATCGGATAATCCGGTGTCGGACCTATAGACGAAACCAAAGATCGTCGATATCAAGTGATAACCAACGTCCACACCGTTGGTAACTAGGGTCACTGTCAACGCCCAAAAGCCGCGTTTTTAGGCTGAAAGCACGTCCGAGAATATGTGTTCTGTTTCGTGATAATCAAAGGGTTTGAACGTTATCACTGAAAGAGGACGTAAAAGTAGGACGTTGATTTTGACTCCTGTAGGCGGCTTTCGGTGCCGTCTGCATCTTCTCCGTTGTGTGGTTTTGGAGTCACTGACATGGAACGTCCTGAACCGTCTGAACTGGCCGACGATGGCCTGCCGCTGTCCGACATCGACCCGCGAACTGGCTGGATGTATGGGGAGGTGGGGGCGTGAAGCAGAAACCGAAGCACCGAACTACCGCGCTGGGTTACATCATTGCTGTCATTCCTGTGATCAACGACAAAGACCGATCACAGACCTACGTGGTGGCTGGTATTGCGCCTAGCGGTCATGTTGCGATGCACACTACCCCGGTTGCACAGAAAGCAGCGGCTATGCGGATGCGTGCTGAATGGGTGAAACTGCATCGTGAACTTGCGCGGGAACGAGCAGAACGGTCCGCGAAGCGAAAGAAGGTGGGCGCATGATCACCAGTCCAACGATTGGCGCAATCGCCAAGGCGCTCGCAGCTGCGCAGCGCGAGATCGGGGTGGCCCACAAGGACGCCACCAATCCACACTTCCGGTCCAAGTACGCCGACCTGCAAGCCATTGACGAGGCCTGCCGTCCGGCGCTCTCAAAGCACGGCGTCGCTATCGCCCAGGGCACTGGCTACGCGGACGGGTTCGTGTTCGTCACGACCCGTCTGCTGCACGCCGACACCGGCGAGTGGATTGAGTCGACCTTGCACATCGCACCCGGCAAGCACGACGCCCAGGGCGTCGGCAGCGCCATCACCTACGCCCGTCGTTTCGGCCTGTCTGCTTTGGCCGCCGTTCCGGCTGGTGTCGACGACGATGGAGAAGCGGCGGTAGGGCGGGGGTCTCCACGCGGCGAAGTAGCCGTGCCCCCGCCCGCCACCGTCGTTCCCTTTGACCAGCCTGCTCGAGCACCGGCTGCACCGGCTGGCGACTTGCCTGACGAGCCGCCGGAGCGGTTCCCGCTGGCGTTCTCTCCGCTCGAGCTGCGGCCAGTCTGGAAGGTCCGCGAACTGGGCACCGACGGCAAGACCGGCGGACGCACGAAGGTCTATTACGCCGACGCGGTCGGCGTGGTGACCAAACTGACCGAGGGCGCAGGCCCGAAGTCTCCAACGTCCGTCATCCTGTGGAACGACCCGGACCGGACCCGGTTCAGCACGTTCCGCCGGTGGACGATTCCCGAGGGCATGGGCAGCATCGTGCGGCTGAAAGGCATCACGCGCACCGAGAAGATGGACGCCGTCTACTGGAACTTTGAGACCGTCGAGGCCTACAAGCCTGACCAAGACACGGGGGTGGACATTGACATCCCATTCTGAGCACTACACCTGGACGGGAAATTGGGAGTACCTGCGGCGGTGCTTCCCGAGCCTCGAGCGTGCCCCCCAGCCGGTGCACGACGGGTTCCACGAACGGTTCTCGAAGCTGCGCCAAGACCTTGTGCGCGAGTCGATCCAACGTGCACGCCAGTCGCGCCAGGGCAACGCCCTGACCGTCGAGCAGCTCGGGACGATCTACGGGGCACTGGTGCCCAGGTACGACACCACGCAGCCCAGCATGGCCTGCCGGATCATCGCGCACTGGGTGATGTACCCGCGCAGGGCAGGGGCGGCATTTGGCCCCTACGCCACGCTCGCCGAAGCCAAGGCGGTCCACCGTGACCGCCCTGGCACCGTCATCAAGGCGCAGTGGGTCAAGCCAGGCGACGGCGCGTGGTTTGAGGAGATCGACGAGGGGCGACCGCTCGACGCAGAGTCGATGCGCGAACTGCGGGTCATGATTGAGGCAGTCGACGCGCAGTGGCAGAACCACAAAGACCGCACGATCTACAGTCGTTTCATCGAGGAAGCATCGCGTCGTTTGGCTGCGCTCCCCTCCCCAGACCCCTCCCCTCAGGGGGCGACAGCGGCGGGAGCTAGCGGAGCGTCTAGCGGAGTCGCTGCGACTCGCTCGCTGTCGTACCCCCCCGAAGGGGGGTTTGTCAACCCCCCCCAAGGCATCAATCGTCACGGA